CCGTAGCATTTACGCTAAGGAACTCGGTAAGGCTCTTGCCAAGCGTTTCGATCTGGCGACCATGAAGACTCTTGTCGCAGCTGCTCGCACTTCTGCCGTTATTACTGGAGGAAACACCGGAATCGAAATCGACGGAGGTGTTGCTGGTTCATTCACTGCTGCTGTCATCCAAGAGAAGCTCTTTGAAGCTGCTCAGAAGTTGGATGAGAACGACATCCCGAATGATGGACAGCGTTACGCTATCTTGAAGCCGGCTGATTACTACAAACTTCTCCAATCTGGCGAAGATGTAATCAACCGTGACTTCGGTGGTCGTGGTGACGTGGCTACTGGATCGCTTCCAATGGTTGCTGGTCTTCGCATCTTCAAGTCCAACCACCTTGCTGACGTTGCTGTTGCCGAGGCTTCACAGGACCAAGATGACGATAGCGCCAACAACGATGTCTTCGGAGGCAGCGGAACCGGATACAACGGTGACTTGTCCAAGACCTTCATCATCGGTGGACACCCATCGGCTATCGGAACTGTCAAGCTGCTTGACCTTGCTACCGAGAGTGATTACAAACTTGAGCTTCAAGGAACCCTGTTCGTTGCTAAGTATGCAATGGGCCACGGTGTTCTTCGCCCTGAGGCTTCGTTTGAAATTCGGGACGATTCCTAATCCCACCCCAAGGTTTTCATCCCTGTCCCCTTCGGGGGATGGGGGTGTTGCCTTCCCTTTACTTTTTCTTTTATAATAACAACAACTATGGCTACCCTGACTTCTGAACTTAATGCGGTTAACACCATGCTGGGATACATCGCGGAATCTCCTGTTAACTCCATTGCGGATACAACCGCCCTGCCACCGTCAGCGGCATTAGCTAAAGGTATTCTTGATGAAGTCTCTCGTGAGGTTCAACAAGAAGGGTGGCATTTCAATACAGCTAAAGACTACAAACTTGAGGCGAACTCATCCAACGAGATTGAGTTACCCGATAACGTCCTTCAAGTAGATGCTGTAGACAACACACACGATGTGGTTCAACGCGGAAACAAACTGTTCAACCGTAAGGACTACACAACGACTTTCACCATTGATGAGATTAAGGTAGATGTTACCTTCCTTCTCGACTTCACTGAGCTTCCCGAACAGACCCGCCGTTACATCACGCTCAAGGCATCCCGTATGTTCTCCAACAGACTTGTTGGTTCGCGTGAGATTGAAGCACTTATCTATCGAGATGAGATCATGGCTAAATCAGCTATGGAAGAAGCCGAAGGAACCAACTCAGACCGAACCATCTTTGACAACTACGACACCGCAGGACGCATCGGGATTAACCGTAGAACTGACCTTGCGTAATCATTAACACATGGCTAACATCACCACATCCGTCCCCAACCTGATCCAAGGAGTAAGCCAACAGTCTCCTCGGGTCAGGATTCCTGGTCAATGCGAGGATCAACTTAATGCTCTTCCTACGGTCACCAAGGGACTCACCAAGCGTCCACCAGCGCGGCTTATCAAGAAGCTGACCGATGCGAACGTCTTCAACAAAGGAGACATGGTTCACTTCATCGAACGCAGTGCGACCGAACGGTATGTGGTTGTTATTGAACACAGAAGCCAGAGCGACCGACAAGGTGTTCTTAGGGCTTTCAATGTGGACACAGGAGCGGAGGCATTCATCAACACTGTTAAGGGTGGTTATAACATCAATAACAATTACCTTACGATACCCACTGCTTCCGACTCCCACAAGCTCCTCAAAGCTCGCACCCTTGGAGACAGCACATTCATCCTTAACACCACCAAGACTGTAGCTAAAAGCACGGATGTTAACGATAAGTCCGAAGCTCTCGACAAGTCACGCGCTCTGGTGTTCATCAAGCAAGGTGACTACGGTAAGAAGTATGGTCTTAAGTTTCGTGAAGTGGGGCGTTTCAACGATGAAGGAGCGACCTTTAATGTTACTTGGGAAATTGAAAGAGTACGAGGTTCCAAGGGAGGGACATTTTATCGTTATCGGATCGCGTCCGTTTTAGTTAATAATGGAGGAGCAGGTTACAACGTAAACGACACTCCCACCTTAGATTTTGACGGTGTAAACTGGATCAACCGCCCTGAGATTGTTACCACTATTGTTGGTGGTTCTGTTACTAACGTTGACGTAATACATAAAGGAGTCACGGAAGAGTATAGGTTTGACGAGTTGCCGACTTTTCCCTCTTTTGTTAAGGCTTCCCCTCCTTATGAGGAAGTATTCATAACCACGTTAACCGCCGGGGACGGAGGGGTGAAAGAAAGGGCGGTTGACTCAACAAACATTGCTTTTGAGTTGCAAACGGCCTTAACTAATTCAACCAGAGGATCTTTTGCCGACGGAGGATCAGGATTAAGAGGGACGAGTGAGTCAGTCGCCACGCAATACTCATTCACATCCAAGGACGGCTCAATCATCATCCAACGAAATGACGGCAAGGACTTCTTTGTAGAAGCCTTCGACGGTCTCAACGGATCTGGATTAGGACTCGTCCATAAAGAGGTGGATGCTCTCAGTGACCTACCTGTTCGCGCACCTGACGGTTTCCGTGTGGCAGTCCGAGGTGACTCTGATGCTAACGAGGATGACTACTACCTTAGATTTGAGAGTAACGATGGACAAGCATTCGGAGAAGGTGGGTGGGTTGAGGACGTAGGCCCAGACCTTGAAGTTGCCTTTGACGCTAACACCCTTCCTTTACAACTGATCAATACTGCTCCTGACACCTTCACACTCAGCACTACCTCATGGGGCAGACGAGAGGCTGGCGACGATGAGACCAACCCGTTCCCCTCCTTTGTTGGCAAGACGATCAACAACATGGTCTTCTTCAAGAACCGCTTTGGGTTCATCTTCCAGGATATCATCGTGTTGTCCGAAGCCGCTGAACTATTCAACTTCTTTAGGACCACCGTAAGGACGCTTCTGGATACCGCTCCGATTGACATAACATCTGCCACCGCTAACGTGACTGACCTCCGTAGCAGCATTGCATTCCAAGAGAATTTGTTATTGTTTGGTAACCGTGGTCAGTTCGTCTTGAAGGGCGACCCGTTGACCAACGACACGGTAACACTCAATGCCATCACGAACTACAACTCGGACACCACCGCAGACCCGCTTGCAGTAGGATCGTATGTTTACTTTCCGTATGAGCGTGGAGAGTTCCTTGGAGTCCAAGAGTATAGCCTTAACGCCACCACGGATGTCTATGACTCCGATGAGATCACCACACAGATCCCGGCGTATATCCCGAAAGGGGATGTGTTATTTGCTGCGGGAACTTCCTCAGAGGAACTCTTAGCGTTCGCTACAGGAGGCACGGACATCTACCTTTACAAATACTTCTTTAATGGACGTGAGAAAGTCCTGAGTTCATGGGGCAAGCTAACGATGCCATTTGATGTCATTGGGATGCACTTCATGAAGAGTTCGTTGTTCTGTGTATGCGACAAGGACGGACAGTCAGTGATCTCTGAGGTTAAGTTTGAAGAGCTACGCTTGGAGAGCGACACCACAGGAGGCTTTACGATTCACCTTGATCTTCTCAAGAAGCACACCTTTGACCAGACTGTTGTTACTGACGCAGTGAACATCACCATCGACCTCGGGTTCGTCCCTGAGAGTGGAGATGTAGTTGAGGTGTATGACTTGGATGGAAGGAAACTGAACATTGTTTCAATTAACAACAACACCGCCACCATCCAGGGCTTCTACAAGACATGCTTCTCGGGTCTTAAATACAACATGGAATGCACCTTGAGTGAGCCTGTGTTCAAACAAGGAAACCCTCCGACATCCTCGGGCCTCGCTAGGTTGATCCTTCGGAATGGCACGTTGTTCTTTTCGGAGGCTTCATCGTTCCAGCTTGAGGTAACACCACGCGCCCGTGACAAGAGAATCTATTCGTATAGTCCCTTGAACATCAACGTCGATGCGCTGGGGTCACGAGCTTCCGAAGAAGGTAAGTTTCGGTTTTCCATCTATACAGCAGCACCTGAGTCTGTTATTAAGATTGTAAATTCAAGCGCCTTTACTGCCAACTTCCAGTCCTGTGAATACGAAGCCAACGTCCACACCCGTTCAACTAGAATATAACAACGTCTACATCCGTTCTGCACTTCCAAGTGACATCGAGGACGTAGGCGATAACATGCGGGAGATCGACAAGCTGGAGTGTTTGTTAAGCTCAGGGACTCGCCCTAGAGACGCTATACGCGCCGGCCTAGAGACTGATTTCCATACATGGTCTATCTGCTCCAACAAAACCAAGAAGCCTTTGGCTTGCTTCGGGGTTGGCCCGTTGATGCCTAATGAAACCAATTACATCTGGTTGCTTTGCACGGATGACTTGATAAAAGAATCAGGGAAGGAGTTCGCCAAAGCGAGCAAAGCGTGGGTTAAGTTTATTGTTAACCACTACCAACTTCCTTGTGTCAACGAGGTCCACACCGAGAACACCCTAGCGTTACGCTGGTTGAAATGGTGTGGTGCTATTATTGAAAAGCCAAAAGAAAACGATTTCTCCTTATTTATTATACACCCCAACGAATAACATCCCTTTATGTGTGAACCTATCTCTCTCGGAATAGCCACCGGAATCGCCTCTTATGCGGGGCAACAAGCTGCTGCTAATGCCCAAGAAAAAGCTCAAGCTGAAGCCTCTGCTGCTGAACAAATCAGAGCAGGAAAAGCAAACACCGCTGTCCGTCTTAGACAGGCTCAAGAGAGCGTAGCACGAGCACAACGTAAAGACGCAGCGCAGATCAAAGGGATGGCTGCAAAGTCCAGCACTACACTCAGTGCTCTCACAGAGGGAGGCGTAGGTGGACGCACCTTGGATATGTTAGAGCGAGACCTCGCAGCACAAGAAGCACGTTATCAGTTCTCCGAGGATCGCCAGACGAATCTACAAGCGACTCAATCCGCATTCACCTTGGAGGAGGAAGCATCACGAACAATGATGAACCAGCTTCGGATCAACCGCCCGATCAGACAAGCCAGCCTTCTTCAATCCGGTCTTCAAGGACTCCAAACGGGGATGTCGATGTATGGTGTTACTAAAGACATGGGCGCACCAGAATCAGTAAATAAAGCTCTCGCCGGCGACCCCGTAGGAGGATTTGGGAATGTTGACGGAACCTTGCTACCTCAAGCCCCTGTTGGACCTTCTGATCTTCCCCCCGTAGGCTCACCTGGATAACACATAAACACACCTACAAAAAGAACACTTTTCTATGACTCAGCAAGACGCACTACTTTCCGCTTTACTTAAGAGTGAGCAACGCCGCCCTGTAGATGTTAATCTCGGACAGGTTCCCATTACTCCTACTATTGGACGCATGGGAAACTACACTGTCGTTACACGCGAAACGCCTAAAGATAACCCTGCCTTAGAACTCTCCCGTGCGCTCTCTCAGCTTCCTCAACTACTGGGACAGGCAAAGAACATTAGTGTTGCGTCAGGATTGAAACAGGCTGAAGAGATGGATCTTGAGGAGATCGAGAAGAGATACGCCAACGGGGACACCGAGGCTGAAGGATTCATGACATGGCTCGGGGGAAACAAAGCGTTTCATGAGGCAACGTATCAGCGGCTCTTTGACGCTAACATCAAACCACGGCTTCAAAAGGTTTCCAGTGAGATTGATGGGATGACTAACGGTGAACTCTTACAGTTTGATTCAGATGAAGCCATCAAGGAGTATGCACAGGGGCGCTTGGTCGGGTCGCTAGACCCAGGAGTCATGGAGACAATCGAAGGTAACTCGTGGTTAGAAATCCGTCACAACAAGGCGATGGAGGCAATCATTCCTGGATACGTTCAGAAAGCCTCAGCGAGCATTGACGCACGAAAAAGGGACTTCCAAGAAAAAGAAGCTCTTGCAGCAGTGGAGACCAACTTCTTTGCACACGCTGATTTCGACATTGCGCTTCCTGGTTTTGATATACCAGACAGCGCGATAGATCAAATGGACAGCGCACTGGCGGCGAGTCAATCGGCACAATACATTGACCCCAATAAGTTATGGAAGGACAACCTCCAAGCCTCCATTGATTTCGCAGTAGAAAATGGATTCGGAGGGCGTTTAGACAAGTTCCAAATCGAAGCAAAACTGATACCAGCCCTTACTGCAAAATATAGAATGCTGATTGAGGATGACAAGTTTAGCGAAGCGGATCTATTCTTAGAGTTAATGGAAAGCGGGTCACTCAACATCAACGGAAGACCACTCAATAAGTCCTCCGCTGGGATGAGGTTAATTCAAAACGCCGAAGCACTTCTTGAAAATGCGCTTGAAGCTGGCGAAGACAAAATCGACACGGAGAAGATGGATTCTCACCAAAGCGATCTCCTTTCAATGATAGCTGCGGAAAAGGTAAAACCAGGTTACGATCCAGACACGTTCGCTGGTTCCTTGCAAGAAATGGAAGATGAGGTGCTTAATGACCCTACGAAGAAATGGAACGATAAGGAAAAGATCCAACTTAGTAACATCTACGCACGGGCGCGGGACGGTCTTTATGGTCGCGGTGAGATCCATGCAGAGACCTCGGATGAGAAACGCGAAGAACTAGGGGAAGAGATTACAAAGAAATTTAACCTTAGTGCGCGTGAGCAGTCGGACATGACAACTAATTTAGATATTATTAAAAGTGCAACTATTGACACAGGAGCAACACTTTCGGACTATAAAAACTACATTACAAAAGAGGTAAATGATGGGGTTAATCCTGTATATGAAGAGTTCCGAGATCCAATACTTAAGATACTCACAGCAAATGCCTTACAACAAGCCGTAAAAGAAACTGTGGGGAGTGTGGTTGACCTTCCCGAGAATGAGCTATTTCTAGGAACATACAAAACCGATGAAGAACAAAAAAATCAATCGTTATTTAGAAACGGATTACAAACTACACTACAAGAACGCTACAAGCGTAACGTAGGTCTTTACGTTAAGGATTACATCGACCGGATTAAATCTCAAAACCCACCCTTGTCAGATGAGGAAGCGCAGAAACGGGAAATGGAATCAGTGGATGAAGAAATTTCCAAAAGACACTACAAGCGTGGTTTATCAGGAGGAGAAGCGTTGATCAACGCGAACGGGGAAATAACATCTAAAATAAGACCTACCCTAGGATCATATACCCCTTACGCTGGGCCTGGATCGAGTGGTGAGGTTGTTACTTTCTACCCTCTGGATACAGCAAACGAGACGATTAAAAACAAATACGGTCTTAAAATTCTTAAAGAGAATCCCATATTGAAAAGATTGGAACTGATGGCAGGGCTTGAAAAAGAAGCGAGTAACCCTGCGCGTTTAAAAGCAGTCGGAAAGACGTTGGATAAGATTTACGGAACGGACGTATATGACGATGAACTTAAAAGAGAACTAGAACTCGTAAGGTATTCTGGTATCAGCTTCGGTGCGCTTCTGGATGGAGGAAGAGCAGACGGGAATTACACAACAAAAACCGGAATGTTTGGTCCTTTAGCACCAAAAGCCGACCAAAGGCAAGTCCCGTGGACCATTGACTACAATAAATTTAAAAACTTCAGCACCGCTGCTGCAACCAAAGAACGCATCTTTAACCTCGGAGCAATTACCAGATACAAGCAACAGGGTAAAGATGACGATTTTCGACGCATCCACAGTGCGCTCCTAAAAAACTCTGGCATATCTTTAGAGGCGTTCATCCAAAACCAAGTCAAACTCGCTGAGTCCGTCTACGGAAATCTCGAAGAGTAACCCCAAAACAACAAATAACATGAGTCTTTTTGCTTCTCAAGCCTTGCTTAAAAGTTCACGCTTCCTTGCTCCTAACTCCCAAGATGTTACCACCTTCGGAGAGGTTGATGAGGATTACGCCCATCTCGACCGCTTTCAAACTGCCCAGCAGATGAAGCGAGACGCTCCCGATGATGTGGGTTTCCTTGAAGACGTAGGGACTGGTCTTTTGGCTGGTGTTGAAGGATTCGGAAGATCACTCATTGGCTTTGCTGATATGGTCCTGTTTGATGCCCTTCCCGAAGAATGGGAGGAACGCTCCTTTGATCGTCCACAAGGGATGGTGGGAGGATTGGTTGAAGGTATCACTCAGTTTGGATTAGGTCTGATTCCTGGTCTTGGAGTTGCAGGGCTAGCCGCGAAAGGAGCCAAGGCTTTTGGAGCCGGCAGTAAACTTGTATCGGGTGTTAAGACAATCACGGCTGGAGCCACGGCTGACTTCATTGCTTTCGACGAACACGAGGCGCGACTTAGTGACTTCCTTGTAGGTCACGATGCAACCCGTAACTCCATCACAGAATACCTTCAGTCAAACGAAGAGGACAGTGCCTTTGAGGGACGCATGAAGAACGTCCTTGAAGGAGGCGCACTAGGCGCAATAGGAGGAGTCCTTATCAAAAGCGCGAAGGCTCTTAAGAAAGGAAAACAACTGGATGGCTCGCCAGAAACTATTGCCGCTAAAGAAGCTGCTGACAAGGAACTTAAACACGCCCTAGTGGACACTGGACTCGCAACTGAGGAAGGCTTGAAGCTGTCCGATGAAGTGGACGCATTGCTTCCAGAAGCTTTATTGAGAGCACAAGCTGACGCGCAAATGGGCCGTCTGAACTACGTTGGAAGCTCTAACACCAAGTCGGACCCAACAAGCATCCTTCCTAAATACCCTGAGTGTAAATAGATAACAACAATTATAATAATCAACAATCATGAGTGAACCCTGTTATACTGGAGGAGCAGAAGCCCTCCAAAGCAACGCCAATGCCCTTGAAAAGCTAGTGGGAGCTAAGACGTTTGCGGCGCAAAGAGAAGCTGTTAACGACATTACTTCCACGCTAGACAACGACTTCCCCACAGTCACGGAGGAAAACTTCAAGCAAGCGTTTGCTGATATTATTGCCCGTGAAACAGTTACAGGTGGAAACCCAGAGGTTTATAGGAACGCACTAAAGATAGTGTCCACAAAGGATAAAGACGGAAACTACGTAAAGGATTCGTTTGCGCTTATCCAATCCGTGATGTTATACCAACACGCTTACACTCAAGGGATGCAAGTAAGCACTCACAGGGTTCAAGGATTGGCTGAACAAATAGCAAACTCCAAGTCCAAAGGGTTGGATGAAAAACAAGTAAAAAACCTAGAGCTTGAAATGATTGAAGCGTATGCACAGCTTCGAAACTACATGGCGCACCGTTCGTCTATTGGTTCGGGGTTGAGTTTCGCCTTCTCACAGCGACAAGCCAAAAACGTAGGAACTGTAACAGAATCTTTGAATAGTTATGTGGAATCGTTCTCCAAGAATTACAAGGACGCTTTTGAAGGTGATGACTTTCTTCAAGGTCTTGAGCGTAACAGTAAAACTAGGAAAGTCATGGAGCAGGAGATCAAAGACCTGGCCAATGACGCTGACCTGTCTCCTAATGTTAAAGCCGCAAAGGATGCTGTGAAGGAGACCCAAGCGGATCTTGATAACTACCTTAAGACACGCGAAGCTGGCGCAAAGAAAACCACTGATGAAGCTGGCGCAAAGAAGACCGAAGTGGATCAAACGGAAGTGGATCTTCAAGCCAAGGTGAAAGCAGCTACGGAGGATGTTACTCAGTTAACACGACTCAAAGACCTTCAAGATAAAGTGAAGGTTGAAGAGATGGACGCAAGCGCACTCCAAGCGGAGATTGATAGTCTTAAGCCAGCAAAAGGGAAATCCCTTTCAACTCTTCAGACAAAGCTCCGTAACCTGAAAAAGAAAGAAAAAACATCTCCAGAGGAGATCGAGGATCTTACTAATCAGATCAAGGAGATTAAGACCGCCACGAAAACAAGAGATGGTCTGCAAAAAAGACTAGCCAACCTCAAGAACAACAACAAAGACATTGCGAAGGTTGAAGCAGAGATCGAGAAGCTACAAGGCAAGGTAGACAAGATCAAGGAACTTAACCAACTGAAAAAGACCTTAGCTGCACTTAAGAAGCCTAAGAGCGACATCAAGAAGACCAAAGAGGAGATCGAAAAGATCAAGAAGGCTCGGGAAGAAGAAGCGAGACGCAGGATTGAAGCATCGGAAATCACAAGTGAAACCAAATACAAGAAATTCATTAACCAGACACTTGGATCACGGGATGCTCGCACATTAGCTAAACGCCTTACCTTCGCTGAAAAGATGGGGAAAGGCGACGAGGTTACACGGACCATAGCCGAAACAGCAAAGAAGTCAGGATTCCACAAGGTTCTGGACGCCGGATTGCAGTGGTTCACAGGAAGTCTCCTGAGTGGTCCTCCAACATTCGTTCTTAACGCAGTAACACCCACTATTTCCCGGACTCTTCAACAACTAGAGCTAGCCACAGGCGCATTGATAACAGGTAACATGCCTCTCTTCAGAGCATCTATCTCCATGCACAATTTATTCTACGGTGTAGGGGACGCTTTCAAAATGGGAGGAGCAGCCCTAAAGATGGACAAAGACGCTCTCTTAGGAGGTCCACGTATTTTTGATGACTCGGGAGATGAGATTGGAGCATGGGCTTCATCAAACTTTACAAAAAACGCTTTCCTCAGTAGTCAACCAATGGCGCAGGTCATGGACACCATTAACTTCCTTACACGGCTCCCTAACAGGATCAACGGATCGGTTGACACGCTTAACAAAACAATGGCCTCAATGCAGTATATGAGGACGCACTTTCTGTCTGAAGCTATTGCCAAAAAGATTCCTCACGGTGAAGTTGAACAATACGTTAATAAGAATGTCAAAAAGATGTTCAACAAGGACGGATCACTTTACTCGGAAGCTAGGATGATGCGTTCCGCAGTTAAACAAGCGAACGACGAAGGGTTGAGTAGGGCTGATGCTGTTAAGTTCCAACAACGAGTTGCAGAGATCATGGAGAAACAAATCAACGACATCGGTATGGATAAATCAAATGCTGATGTGTTATCCCGAACCACTGAAAGGTTTGCCCGTGAAAGCACTTTCACCGATGAACCAGGAGCTTACACAAGGCTTATCAAACAAGGTTTGAACCACATGCCCGTGTTTAAGTTCCTTATGCCGTTTGTGAGCACTCCTATGAACATCCTTCACTTTGGATGGAGACGCACACTTCCTGGTTTGGCCATCGAAAAGCTAAGTCCTCTCATAAGAAAGACCGCTGATCAACGGAAGAAGGACTGGAAAGAACTCACTCCGATGGAACAAGCCGCAGCTAAAGGACGATACGCAACCGCAGTGGGAGCATCGGGGGCAATGATTTACTTTGCGACCCAGAACAATGACCGAATCACCGGAGGAGGTCCACGAAACAGAAAAGAACGTAATGCTTTGATGGCTACCGGATGGAGACCTTACTCTTTCGTGCTTAATAATGAAGACGGATCAAAGACGTATGTCAGTTATGAACGGGTAGACCCCCTAGCAACCATGATCAGTATTATTGCTGATGCAGCTGAGTTCACAAAAATGAACCCTGATGATAATGATGGTTTTGCCGAGGTGTTCTCAGCGGTGGCCTTTACCGTTGCGGAGAACATGACGGATAAATCATTCCTTCGTGGAGTTAACAACATTCTTAACCTTACACGGGAGCCTGAAATTTACCTTCCTAAGACGTTCAAGGACATCGCATCAGCAATGGTAGTTCCAATGTTTGTGGATAAACTAAAGAACGCCAACGGAGAACAGATGCTTAGAGAGTCAAGAACACTTTCAGACGCGATTTGGCGTAAGGTTCCGATTGGAGAAGAAAGAGTTCCCCCAAAGAGAACCTTCCTTGGTGAAGCTGTTTACAAACAGAACCCAGGAGGAGTCTTAGCCATGATTAATCCCATCTACATCCAGTCCACCAAAAACGACTTAGTGGATGAAAAGATCCAAGGACTGCTGTATGGATTCTCGATGCCTCAAACCAACTGGACAAAGGGCAAGGAGACGGACATGAGAGAGTTCTACAATCCCGATGGAAGGCAAGCCTACGACCGCATGTTGGAACTCACCAGTGAACACAAGATCTACGGACGCACCCTTCGCCAATCATTGAAGGCACTGTTCAAATCCCCTGCATACAAACAAGCCGAACAGAACTTCCAGCAATTTGGAGGTGGTGAAGGTGACACCGATCCCCGAGTGCGTCTTGCTAAGAGAGTCATCACACGCTACCGCAGTGTAGCCAAACGCCTTGTTATTCAAGAGTTTCCAGAACTGCAACAAACTGTTAAACAGGTGCAACAACGTAACTATCAACTCCGAACCGGACAATCAATAAACCCAATCCCATCCCTCTAAAACATCATGGCTTTAACAACAAAAACCGCCCTGTCATATTATCAAGTAGAAAGCTCAACCATATCTGAGTGGCCTAACCCTATCACCTTCTCATTGGACGCACTGAATGCTGACGATGTGGAAGTTTGTGTTATTGATACGAATCCGTTCGCGGCTGCGCCGGTATTATCACTAACCAAAGGAGTGGACTACAACCTGGACTTCGCCGCTAAGACAGTGACATGCACCTCGGCTGCTTGGAGTGATCTCAGTAAAATAACAAACCACGCTGCGGATCAGCTAAGAATCTTTCGAGCAACCACAACAACCGAACTCGTTGATTTCACAAACGGTGCTGTATTGAATGCAGACGATCTTAATCTTGCCTATAAGCAGAACTTGTTTGCCGCACAAGAGATGAATGAAGATGCAGCTTTAACACGAGGAGGTGTTCAGAACATCAGCACAGCGCAGTTGGCTGATTCAGCAGTGGGAACGGCACAGATCGCTAACAACGCAGTGGATCAAACTAAATTAGCCGATGATACTGTATCCACGGCAAAAATACAAGCCAGTGCTGTGGACGCTTCTAGGATCGCCACGGATGCTGTGACCACGGCAAAGATACAAAACAATGCTGTGGACGAGAACAAACTTGCCACTGACTCAGTCACCACCGTGAAGATCGAGGATGAAGCGGTAACATACGATAAAGTCGCCCCTGCGAGTAAAACTGAAATGGAAGGACAAAGTGCCGCCGGCGTGGTGACTCCTGATGTGCTTAAGCATAGTCCGTTCTCTCCAAGAGCTTATGGTGTTATTCAGTATGACGCAGACGGAGCAGATAGTATGGAGGCGGGGTCGTATAATGTAGACGTTACCGCAACCGAAGCTGAAGCCAACGCAACCAACACTCGAAAGATTTATTTTGATACAGACCTAGCAAATACTAACTACACGGTTGTAACGACAGTGCAAGGAGACTCCTCCGTATCTAACATTGATGGACGCAGCTTCATTATAGAAAAAAATTCGGGATATTTTGTAATCAAGTCCGAAGATGTTAATCACGCAGCAAACCGTAAGATTAACTTCGTGGTCTTCGGAAGCACCTACCCGAACCCGACTCCTTAATAACCCATGAACCCAAATATCAACACACCTATGATCGGGGTCACCGGATTGATTGCCAACATAACCCTTGAACAAGTGAACACATTAGTCGCTATCGCCGTTGGTTTAACAACCTTAACATACATGGTCATTAAGATCTACCACGCACTCAACAAACGATGAAAGACGAATCACGCAGCATTAAAATGGAGGGTCTCCAAGATCTCTTGATTGACACCTTCATCGATCGAATACAAAGCGGAGAGGACACCCCTGCGCTCTTAAACGCTGCCCGTCAGCTACTTAAGGACAATAACATCAGCGCAGCAGTCACCAAAGGATCACCCTTGGATAACCTAGTGAACATCCTTCCCTTTGATGACCCAACTGACCAAGTAGTCAACGAATGAGCGAACTTCCGAAACAACTCCAAGACTTCCGAAACTTCCTTTGGATGACTTGGAACCACTTGTCACTTCCAGCACCGACTCCTATCCAATACGAGATAGCCGAGTGGATGCAACACGGCCCACGCCGAGGGGTGATCCAAGGGTTCCGAGGTGTAGGTAAGTCATGGATTTGTTCAGCCTTCGTCGTTCACCAACTACTCCTTGATCCCCAGAAGAACATCCTAGTGGTCTCAGCATCCAAGAACCGCGCCGATGACTTCTCGACGTTCACCCTCCGTATCATTCACGAGATGGAGATCCTTGGACACCTAAAGCCCACTGACAAACAACGCTTCTCCAAGATCTCCTTTGACGTTGGCCCAGCGCAAGCCTCACACGCCCCCAGCGTCAAGTCCCTCGGTATAACATCCCAGCTTACTGGTAGCCGTGCAGACATCATTGTGGCTGATGACGTTGAAGTCCCCAACAACTCCGCAACCCAATCCATGCGGGACAAGCTCTCGGAACAGGTCAAGGAGTTCGAAGCTATCCTTAAGCCCAACGATGGCAGTCGCATTCTGTTCCTCGGGACTCCACAGTGCGAGGACAGCATCTACAACAAAATGCTGGAGCGGGACTACGAGACTCGCATTTGGCCGGCGAAGAAGATCGGTGTGGAGAAGTCCGAGAAGATCTACCAAGGTAACATAGCCGCCTCGTGCATCGATGATGACTTCATCGGAAGCCCCACAGAACCCACACGATTCTCTGATATTGACCTAGCAGAGCGTGAAGCTTCCTACGGTAAGTCAGGGTTCGCCATGCAGTTCATGCTGGACCCCAAGCTGT